ACGAGTTAAGAGACATGAGTAATAAAGTAAAATTAATATCTGAACAATTTATAAATGATGTAGAATACATCACAGAAGAAGCAGATAACGGCAAAAAAAATTATAAGATTAAAGGTATCTTTATGCAGGCGGACATTAAAAATAAAAATGGTCGTGTGTATCCTATGGAAATACTTCAAAAAGAAGTGAACAGATACAATAAAGAATTCATCAAAGAAAAAAGAGCTTATGGTGAATTAGGGCACCCAGAAGGCCCTACAATTAATTTAGAAAGAGCGTCTCATATGATAACAGACCTTTATCCAGATGGTAAAAACTTTGTGGGTGAAGCGAAAATATTATCCACACCTATGGGTGAAATCGTAAAGACCCTAATGGATGAGGGGGCTAAACTTGGTGTATCTTCAAGAGGTATGGGAAGTTTAGAAGAAAAAGATGGTAAAAGTTATGTGAGAAATGATTTCTATTTAGCAACGGCTGCTGACATTGTCTCAGACCCATCAGCACCTAGTGCTTTCGTAGAAGGCATTATGGAGGGCAAAGAGTGGGTATGGAATCATGGAGCGCTTATTGAATCCGATTTAGTCGAAATGAGAGAAAGAATCAATCGAAGAGCTCGGAAAAAACAAGCATTAGAACAAAATATAGAGTTTGCAAAATTCTTGAAAATGTTATAATGTATAAATAATGACTAATATAATAGAATTATATTTAATTAATTAATTAAACAATAGATTTAACTAGGAGATTATCCGATGGCAAATGAAATCGAAAAAACTATTGAGGAATTAGAAGCTGAAGTTCTAACAGAACTTGAAGAGCAATCGGCAGACGCTCCTAAAAAAGGCGCAGCTCCTGCTGAACCTCAATTGAAAGCTTCTGACGCTTCAAAGGTTACACCTGGCGGTGAAGTTCAAGACATGGGACCTGCTGTTACATCACCTACTGACGCTAGTGGGCCTGGTACTCAAGCTGGTAAAAAAGCTAAAGAGGCTTCAGGCGACGCTGCTCAGAAAAGTGAAGGCAAACCAGATTCAATGGACAAACCAAATGACGGCGAAAAGAAAGTTGCTAAGTCTTTAGCAGCTGGAGATGAAGTCGAAATGACAGATGACCAAGAAACTATTTCTGAAAAAGAACATGGCGACATGAAAGAAAAAGAACATATGGAAATGATGAAAAAAGAGATGATGAAAGAAAAAGAGCATATGGAAATGGCCATGAAAGAAATGATGAAAGAAATGATGAAGGCAGAAAAATCTGATGACCCAGAAATGATAAAAGCTACTTACAACAAAATGGAAATGATGAAGAAAGACTTAGTCAAAGCTGGTTATCATGAAGAAGATGAAAAAGAAATGGAAGAAAAGAAAGCTCTTCAAAAAGAAGCTGTAGAACAAAGAATCAAAACTATTGATGTTACAGAACATGTCGAAGCTCTAATGAGTGGAGAGGGTGACTTAACAGATGAGTTTAAAAAGAAAGCTGCAACTGTTTTTGAATCTGCTGTCAAATCAAAAGTTCGTGATGAAGTTACAAGACTTCAAGAAAATTACGACAGTGAGTTAGAAGAAGGTATTAAGTCTAACAAAGCTGAACTTACAGAAAAAGTAGACACATACATGAACTATGTCGTAGAAGAATGGATGAAAGAAAACGAATTAGCAGTAGAAAGAGGTCTAAAAGGCGAAATCGCTGAAGACTTTATTGCTGGTTTGAAACAGTTGTTTGAAGACCATTATGTTGACATCCCTGATGAAAAATATGATGTACTTCAAGCACAATCAGACAAAATTGCTGAGTTAGAAGAAAAAGTCAATAAGACTTTGGAAGAATCAATCAACTATAAAAAGTCGAATGATGAACTAACTCGTAATAAAGTTATTTCAGAATCAACTTCTGATTTAACAGACACACAAATTGAAAAGTTCAAGGAACTTACTGAGGATGTTGACTTTGAAAACGAAGAAACATTTAAAGGAAAGGTTGAAACTTTAAAAGAAAGTTATTTCCCTAAAGAAAAAAAGGAAACAACTGAAAATATAGATAATGTAGAAACTGGCCCTGCACAGGACATTGACATGACTGATTCGATGGCTGCTTATTCAAGTGCAATCGGAAAAGGTGTTAAGGGTGCAACAAAGTAAAAAATATAAATAGTAGAAATATAGGAGAAAATAAAAATGTTTCAAACAGAAAATCTACAAGAGAAGTGGTCGCCAGTCCTTGCACATCCTGATTTGCCAAAAATTGAGGATTCATACAAAAGGGCAGTAACTACTGTAATTCTTGAAAACCAAGAAAAAGCTATAAAAGAAGATAGAAGTTTCTTAAAGGAAGCAGCTCCAACTAACGCTACAGGCGCTGATGTTGAGAACTGGGACCCAATTCTAATTTCTTTAGTTAGACGCTCTATGCCTAACTTAATCGCTTATGATATCTGTGGTGTACAACCAATGACAGGCCCAACAGGTTTAATCTTCGCTATGAGAGCAAGATTCGCTTCTATGGATGGTGATGAAGCACTCGGAGATGAAGCTGATTCAGGTTTCTCTAACGATGACGCTGCTGGAGACCTAACATCATCAGCGATGACAGGTTCAAACCCTGCTACACTTAACGATTCGCCATCTGCTGGTACATACTTGTCACCAACTGGTATGTCTACTGCTCAAGGTGAAGCTTTGGGTGACGCTGCTGCTAACTCTTTCGCTGAGATGGCATTCAGTATCGAAAAAACAACAGTAACCGCTGTTACTCGTGCTCTAAAAGCTGAGTACACAATGGAACTTGCTCAAGACCTTAAAGCAATTCATGGTTTAGACGCTGAGACAGAACTCGCTAACATTTTATCTGGTGAGATTCTTGCTGAGATAAATCGTGAAGTAGTTAGAAGTATTTACATCTCTGCTGTTAAAGGTGCTCAAGTAAACACAACAACTGCTGGAATCTTTGACTTAGACACAGATTCAAATGGTCGTTGGTCTGTTGAGAAATTTAAAGGTTTAATGTTCGCTCTGGAAAGAGACGCTAACGCTGTCGGACAACAAACTCGTAGAGGAAAAGGTAATATAATCATCTGTTCTGCTGATGTTGCTTCTGCACTTCAAATGGCTGGAGTTTTAGATTATACACCTGCTCTAAATAATAATCTTAATGTTGATGACACTTCTACAACATTCGCTGGTGTTATGAACGGCAGATTTAAAGTATATGTTGACCCATATGCTGCTAATGTCGCTGCTTCACAATACTATGTTGTAGGTTATAAAGGTACTTCACCTTATGACGCTGGTGTCTTCTACTGCCCATATGTACCACTACAAATGGTTCGTGCAGTAGGTGAAAATACTTTCCAACCTAAGATTGGCTTTAAAACAAGATATGGTATTGCTGCTAACCCATTCCACACTGGAGTGATTAGTGCTGGTACAGCAGAATCAACAAGTATTACTGCTAATACTAACAAATACTATCGTAGAGTTAAAGTTACAAACTTAATGTAAGATTGTTACACACTACAAACGAATTGGGGCGCTTCGGCGCCCCTTTTTTTATCTAAATAATCATATGTTCATAATTCTAATAACCACACTTTGTGCAAGTTATATTGTTTTTTGTATCGTTATGGCACTTAGCGCTGACTTCGGTTTAATCACTAAAAATGGTGAATACTTTCATGTTTTTATTGTATGTTGGGGCCTGATGATTGTTGTTTATACTCATTTCGAAAATAAATGGACAAACCCTTGACAAAACATGCTTGATAGTGTAGTATCATCATCATAAGTTATATTTTATAAGGTTTTTATTAGTATATTAACAAATACTAATCTGGACAAAAACTGGACAAAAGTTTTATTGCTAAGGTTATAAGACTTATAAATATAATCAATATGTGTTGGATAGACATCCCTCATTTGTTGCCTAACAAATGTTCCTTATGTCATAAACAACACATTTTTTATTTAATCACAATTTCGTAGGAGGAAAAACGAAATGGGAAATTTATTACTTAACTTACGCTATATGTTAGCTCCTATTCTTATTATAGTTGCTGGCGCTGGTGTTTTAGTTGGTGGTATCATGGCATGGTTAGGAGTAGCATTGCTATTCGTAGGTCTGTTAGTAGATATCGCTACTAAATTTGAAACTACAGGTGTAGGTGTAGATGAGAATGGCGACACAAGAGGGTGGTCAACTTTTCAAAACCTAACAATGTATTTCATGCTACCAGTATTCGTATTGTTTCAATTAGTAATGGCATGGAGAATTTATTCTTATATGTCACTAGGTGGAGCAGAGGGTGCTGTAATCATGGAAATCATTCCTGGCGTAATAACAATGTATGAAGGCATAACAGGTCTTAACCTAATTGGTGCTACATTATCATCTGGTATCTTTATTGGTATCGGTATTATCTATGGTCATGAACTTTCACACACTAAAGGATTTGGTTTTGTGATTTCAAGACTTATGATGGCACTATCTGGTTCAGCACATTTCTGTTACGCTCATGTGTACAATCATCATCTAGAACTTGCAAGTGAAGATGACCCAGCTACTGCACCTCGTGGTAGAACAATCTATGGTCATTATCCACTTTCATATCTAGGTCAATCTAAGTTTTTATACAACATGGAAAAAGAAAGACTTTCAAGAATGGGAGTAAACTTTATTTCATGGCAAAACCGCTGGATTCGTGGATACTTAATGGCTGTTCCAACAGTTACATTATTCTTCATGGCAGGTGGTTGGGTAGGTATGGCTTGTCTAGCAACAATTTGGGGTATCTCAAACTTTGAACTAGAAGCACTTAACTACCTAGAACACTATGGTTTAATTCGTGTAAAAGACCAACCAATTGATTACAGACACAATTGGGATAACTCAACTGCTTTCACAGCGTGGTTCTTTATTGAAATCGGCAGACAAGCAGACCATCACGACAGAGGTGAAACTCACTTCTGGGAACTCGAAAATGTCGGATGTCCAAACACAGGCTGGGGCTACTTTGTAGTATTCTTTATTGCATTAGTACCACCAATTTGGCACTGGTATATGAGAAAAAGATTAGCTGCATGGGATGAACACTTTGCAACTGATGAAGAAAGAGCAATCGCAACAAGAATCAACAAAGAAGTTGGTTATGAAGGCACACCTTTTGCAGGCGATGTTCTACAAGACGCTGGAAATGTAGACTTAGGTCTTCGTGCAGCTAAAAAGTAATTTAATCTAAATACTTTTAGAATTGGGGCGTGAAGTACGCCCCTTTTCTTTTTAGTCTTATAAATACTAGTATGACAACAGAAACATCACCACTAAGTAGACAACCCACAAAGTTAGACTATTCAAGTCCTACACAGTTTCGTTTTCTAATTAATCAACTACCTAAAGTAGAATACTTTACTACATCTGCTAACATACCAGGCATTAGTTTAGGTGAGGGTGTATTAAACACACCACTAAAAGATATACCATTGTTAGGCGATAAACTAACATATGAAGACTTAACCATATCTTTTATCGTAGATGAAAATTTAGAAAACTATATTGAAATGCATAACTGGTTAACAGGTATTGGGTTTCCAAAAGATAGAAGTCAATTTTCTACATTTAGAAGCACGACATCTAATACTAAAGTGGCAACAAGAGGTGTAAGTAAAGATATAGGTCAAGTAAAAGCGTCAACACCAGAAATATCTATGTTTAGTGACGCTACTATGACTATCTTAACAAACAAAAATAATCCTGTTGTAGAGTGTAGATTTGCTGATGTTTTCCCTACTAATTTAACTGGACTAGATTACAATCAAAACACAACAGATGTAGATTATCTTACAGCGTCAGCAACTTTTAAATATAAAATATACGAAATACATACACTATAAATAATTAAACAATATAATGATAAGGAGTGAATATGACCTTAGATGAACTAAAAGTTCAAGTCGCAAATGACTTGAAAGTAAATGATGAAAGACTTGATACCGAATCTTTAAAAAACCAAGAACTATATGCTAAATACTTAGAGATAAAAAGTAACTTTGAGTTATTGATGTATAAAGCAAAAGGTGACTACAAAATACTTTATCGTGACAAATGGGAATATTATGGTGGTAAGGCAGACGCTAAGATTTATGAAACAAAACCCTTTGACCTAAAAGTATTAAAATCAGATTTATCTATTTACATAGAATCAGATGAAGATATAATTAAATTAGAAAATAAAATAGTATATCTAGAAACAGTTATCAAATATGTTGATGGTGTTCTTAAATCTATACAATCAAGAGGATGGGATATCAAAAATGCAATACAGTGGAAAAACTTTGAAGCAGGAATGATGTAGTATGTATGAACACTACGATAATTTTCTAGAGGAACATGTTGCACAACTCATAGATTTTGAAATGAAAGAAGTTAATTGGCAATATGATTATGACAGTAAACCAAATGGAACTCAAAAACATTGGCATGTATTCTGTGGACATAACATAGATGAATGTAATTTAAATGGATATGATTTTATAGAGCCCATTTGGAACAATATAAAAAATGTAGATTCCACATTAGAGTTAGAAAGAGCATATTTAAATGCACACACTTATGGAATAGAACCACATATACATAGAGATGATGGTGATGTTACTTTAATTTATTATCCTAGATTAGATTGGAAAATAGATTGGGGTGGTGGAACTGCCATTTATAATGATGATGTAACAGAGATAGAAAAACATTTTGTAAATAAAGGAAATAGAATAATTATGTTTGACGCTAACTTGCCACATCAAGCACAACCAGTGAGTAGATTATGTTTTCAACTAAGAACATGCATAGTGTTCAAAACGAACAGAGTATAGAAATGCAAAATTATTATCGTTGGATAGGACACTATAAAAACATAGTGTCGGATTCCCTTTGTGATAATATTATATCAACAGATTTTAATTATGCTGAATCAACATATTCAAATCATGGAGGGTTGTCAAAACACTCTAAAGAAAGAGTTAAAATGGATGAGATATGGATTCGTAAAGATAATAATTTTTACAATGATTTAGTTGAATGCACTAAAGTAATATCAAAAAAATATTATGAAGAAGTTAAAAAAAATAAAAGAGATTTTGTAGCACATAGACATACTGATTTTAGAGTGAATAAATATGAGAAAGGTGGATTCATGAGTTCACATTGTGATAATATACATCATAGTCATGGACAAAAATATGGATATCCACTAGCAACAGTTTTATTATTTTTAAATGATGATTTCAAAGGTGGTGAATTTATTGTTTCAGAACTACAATTAAATATTAAAAAAGGTGACGCTATAATCTTCCCATCAAACTTTATGTTTCCACATGAGGTTAAAGAAGTTAAATCAGGCACACGCTGGAGTATAGTAACATGGTTAATGTGATACAACATAAATGTTTTCCAACAATCATAAATGAATTTGAATTTGACATGGACAAACAAGAATATGATTTAGTAATCAATGAACTTAATGATGAGGGTGGATGGCTTGATGATACATACAAAGGTAGAGAACTTATTAAACAAACTGACGCTAACTTAGGTAATCGTATACCAAAATTTACAAATCAAATAGGAGAGATTACAAGAAAAGTTTGTGAACAATATTCATATAAGTATGATAGTTTTGATATCACTGGTATGTGGGCAAACAAATTAGAAAAGGGTGATACACATCCACCACATACTCATTCTAATAATATATTCTCTGGCGTTTATTATTTAGAGGGTGGTTCAGAAATACAATTTTTTGACCCAAGACCACAGGCAAGTATTTTACAACCAAACACAACAGAGGATAATTTTAACAACACTAGTATGTTAGGATTTACTTCTGATAAAGGAGTAGGATTAATTTTTCCTAGTTGGTTACAACATTGGGTTATTAGAACAGATAAAACAAGAATTAGTATATCATGGAATGTCATATTAAGAGGTGACTATGGAAAACCTAACACACTACAAAATTCACATATCTAAACTTAACGAAGTTTATTTAAAAGTAGAATGTGACAATCCTGGCATTTGTTATGAGTTAGTGCAATATTTTACTTTTGAAGTTCCTGGCCACAAGTTTATGCCTGCATATAGAAATAAAATGTGGGATGGCAAGATAAGATTATTCTCAGATAAGACAGGTAAAATATATGTTGGTTTACTAGACTACATCAAAGATTTTTGTGATAGAAACGAAATAGGTTATGATATTGATGATGATGTAAATGAAAAAGAAGATTTAAATATTGATAAAGTAAACGATTTTGTAAAGTCTTTAAAACCAAAATCAAAAGGAAAAGATTTAGAGATAAGAGACTATCAA